AAGGTAAAATTCAAAGTGTAGCTGAAAAAGTTACAACTGAAGCAACGGCTGCTACAGGAACTGTTAACTATGATGTTTTAACACAAGCAGTGTGGAATTTTACAACTAATGCAGCAGCTAACTGGACTTTAAATGTTAGAGGTGATGGATCAAATTCATTGGACTCAATTATGGATACAGGTGAATCCATTACAGTAGCACACATTGTTTCTCAGGGTGCAACAGCTTATTACAACTCAGCATTTCAAATTGATGGATCAAGTGTTACTCCAGAGTGGCAAGGCGGAACAGCCCCCACTGAAGGTAATGCTAGTTCCTTAGATAGTTATACATATACAATTATTAAAACTGCAAGCGCAACGTTCACAGTGTTAGCAGCTCAAACGCAGTTTGCATAACATAAGGAGATAAGAAAGATGCCTTTAAAATCAACATTTGGAGCAGGATCAGCAAGCGGATTTGGTGCTGGAGGAGCTGGAGGTAGTCCTTTTCTTGTAGCAACAGGTGGGACAATTACTGAATCAGGTGATTATAAAATTCATACATTTACAGGCCCAGGTACTTTTTGTGTATCTAGTGCAGGAACTCCTGCAGGTTCAACAACAGTAGATTATATGGTAATTGGAGGTGCTGGTGGCGCAGGAGGTGGTGGAAGTGGTGCAGGGGGATGGAGAGCCTCTTCTGGAACAGCCTCTGGTTGTTATTGCGCTGGGCCAGGTCCTTTAACATCGTGTGTTGCAGCTTTACCAGTTTCAATTCAAGGTTATCCGGTTGTAATTGGGGCCGGAGGTGCAATAGGCACTCCTGATCCTAGACAAAGTCCAGGTAGTAATGGTACTGATTCAAGTTTTTCTACAATCACTTCAACTGGTGGCGGTTTTGGAGGGGGTGGTGGACAGGTTCCAGGTGGAGGAGCACCAAGTGCTCCTGGCCCTGAAGCTGCAGGTGGCCCAGGTGGATCTGGAGGTGGATCTGGTGCATCTAATGTTGCTGACCTTACAACAAGTGGCGGAACTGGAAATACACCATCAACTAACCCATCACAAGGAAATAATGGTGGTCCAGGACAATGGCGACCAGCTTCTTGGGGAGCAACTGGTGGTGGTGGAGGTGCTACAGGTGTTGGATCAACTTGGAATTGTGGAGAAGGTGTAACTGGAGGTACTGGTGCAACAAGTTCTATTACAGGTTCTCCTGTGCTTTATGCAAGAGGAGGTCCCGCTCCTACAGCAGCAAATAGTGGAAATGGAAAAAGGTTGGCAGCTGGAGATTCAGGTGTTGTAATTATAAGGTACAAATTTCAATAAGTAAAAAATTATGGCACATTTTGCAAAAATAGATGAAAATAATAGAGTACTGGCAGTGTTAACATTAAATAATAAAGATATGTTAAATGCTGATGGTGTTGAAACAGAATCAGTTGGTCAACAATATTTAGAAAAACATAATAATTGGCCGGCTTACATGTGGATTCAAACTTCATATAATACATCGTTAAATCAACATAAATTAGGTGGAACACCATTTAGAGGAAACTATGCAGGTATTGGTTATACTTGGGAAGAAGATAATCAAATTTTTTGGTCTAAAAAACCATATGCTTCATGGGTAAAACACATTGAATCAGCTTCTTGGAAATCACCAATCGGTGATGCACCTACTTTAACCACAGAACAACAACAACAAAATGATGCTTTGGACTTAAATGGTAAAAGGACAAATGATTGGCATTACAGATGGAACGAAGAAACTCAAAAGTGGGACTTGATAAATAGTATAGTATAGTATAGTATAGTGTATATTAAGTAGTGATATGCAAAAGAAAGTATTAACAGAGCAGGCTCTATATTATGGTGATGTCTCAATGCCACAACATTGGGAAATAGATAGAACTGAATTAGCTCATCACATTTTACACTCTAGTTTAACTAATGAACAATTACAATTTTCAAAAACTTATGATAAATTAGATACTTATATGAGAGACTTTATTGGTCTTGAACACAGCATTAATTTAGTTAACAAATCAACTTGGGGAAATATCTATAAACCCAATGAGACAACAATTCCTTTATTAAATATTGATCCACTTGATTTAAAAAATTCACCTGATTATACATTGTTGTATGGTGTTAAGACCAATGATTGTTTTGTGACGATATTCTATGATGACAATAGAAAAAAAGGAAAAAATTGGGATATAGAACTAAAAAATAATATGTTTATTATGTTTCCTTCAACTAATATGTATTACATAAGCAACAGACAGAAAGACTCTTTGAATTTTGTTCAAACTATAACTTATGAATCTATCTAATTACTACTGGTATTTTAAATCAGCTATACCTCCAAAAATATGTGATGACATTATAAAATATGGATTAACACAAGCAGAAACTATGGCACGAACAGGTGGCTATGGTGATAAAGAATTAACTAAAGATCAAGTTAGAGATATGAAAAGAAAAAGAAATTCAGATTTAGTATGGCTTAATGAGCCATGGATATATAAAGAATTACAGCCGTACATACATAAAGCTAATAGATTAGCTGATTGGAATTTTGATTGGGATAGATCAGAGTTTTGTCAATTTACGAAATATAAATTAAATCAATACTATGATTGGCATACTGATTCTTACGATAAACCTTACAATAAACCTAATACTCAAGAACACGGTAAAATAAGAAAACTTTCGATGACTTGTCAACTTACAGATGGGTCCGAATATGAAGGTGGTGAATTAGAGTTTGATTTTAGAAACTATGATCCCCATATGCGAGAAGAAGCTAAACATTTAAAGCAAGCAAAAGAAATATTACCTAAAGGTTCTATTATTGTGTTTCCTTCATTTGTATGGCATAGAGTTAAACCCGTAACGAAAGGAACGAGATATTCATTGGTAATGTGGAACCTTGGATACCCATTTAAATAATGGAAATATTAGAATTTTTTAAAACACCAATATGGATTGAGAAAAAACCTGAATTTTTAAAATCTTTAAATAATGCATCTAACCAATATATTAAAGATGCTAAAAAAAAAGAAAAAGAATTTATTAAAAAACGAGGTGATTTTGGAAGAAGCTATCATTCAACTGCTCTTATTCACGATAATAATTTTTTAGATTTTAGAAATTATGTTGGTCAAAAGTCTTGGGAATACTTAGATCATCAAGGTTTTGATATGTCACAATATGTAACTATGTTTAGTGAATTATGGGTACAAGAGTTTGCTAAAAAAGGGGGTGGACATCACTCCGCGCACGTCCATTGGAATCAACATGTATCTGGATTTTATTTTTTAAAAGCAAGTGAAAAAACATCTATGCCAATATTTCACGAGCCACGTACTGGAGCAAGATCTACTAAATTAAAAATGAAAACTAATTTAAAAGAAATCTTTAATGGTAATGAGCTAATTCACTTTAGACCTCAACCCGGAACGTTAATTATATTTCCAGGTTATTTAGAACACGAATTTTCAGTAGATTTTGGACTTGAACCGTTTAGATTTATACATTGGAATATACAAGCAATACCAAAAGAAATGGCTAAAGATGTTTAATATATTTAGTTCTTATATATATGAACAGTTATTTTCTTTAAATATTGAAAAAATAAAGAAGGAAATATTAAACTTAAGATCTGAAGATAAAGGGAAAATAGTAAGTAATCATGGGGGTTGGCAAAGTCAAAATTTTAAAATAGTAAATAAAAATTTTGAAAGTTTATTTAATAATATAAATTTATCTGTAAAAGAAATAGAAAAAAACTTAGGTTTGAAAAACAAATTATCTTTGCAGAATTATTGGTGTAATATAAATTATTTAGGTTCTTTTAACATGCCGCATGAACATCATGGTGCTACAATATCTGGTGTATATTATGTAAATACACCCAAAAATTCTGGAAACATAGTTTTTATGAATAAAAATCTTGATCCTTTTTATCAAAAAATAAATGTGTATAATGAATACAATTCATCTACTTTTAAGGTAGAAGCAAAAGAAAATTTATGTATTTTATTTCCATCTTATTTAAAACATTATGTTGAGCCAAACTTAAATAAAAAAGAAAGAATTAGTATTAGTTTTAATTATGGATAATTGTTTATTTAGTCATAAGGTAACTAATTTTTCAAAGCATAAAGATAATTTAATAAATTTAATTAACAAAATGCCTTTAAATAAATTTGAGAATATATCAAATACCGATGGTAATTTACCTAAAAATATAAAGAGGACCTATTTAGATTACTTTATAAAAAATATTTATAATGATTTTTCTTTAAATTTTTGTAATTACTTTAGTGTTCATAAACTTGAATTAATAAACATTTGGTTTCAACAGTATAAAAAAGTAGATAATCATTCAATGCACACTCATCCTGGTGCACACTTTGCTAATGTTTTTTATATAAAACTTCCTCATAAAAAATTAAAAACTAAAATTATTTCATTTAATGAAAAAGAATTAAATTTTGAAACTAAAGAAGGTAATATTGTATCATTTCCTGCTTTTTATAAACATGAATCACCAACAAATAACTGTAAGGAAGACAAACTTGTAATTTCTTTTAATACAAATATACTATATCCATAATGAGTTTTAAAAAAGATAAATATACAATTATACGTCAAGCAATATCAAAAGACTTAGCAGTTTTTGTTGCAAATTATTTTAGTATAAAGAAGCAAGTATTTGATACTTGTAAAAAAGCTAGATACATATCTCCTTATGAAACATTATTAGGTGAGTATGAAGGAGCAGATGGTCAGATTCCACATACTTATTCAAGTTACTCTGATATTGCTATGGAGACTTTAATGTTGAAGTGTCAACCTATTATGGAAAAAAATACAGGATTAAAATTATATCCAGCTTATACTTTTGCAAGAATTTATAAAAAAGGTGACATTCTTAAAAGACATAAAGATAGATTTAGTTGTGAGATATCTACCACTATGAATCTTGGCGGCGATAATTGGCCAATATATTTAGAACCTTCTGGAGAAGTAGGTAAAAAAGGAATTAAAGTAGATTTAAAACCAGGGGACATGTTGGTTTATTCTGGTTGTGAATTAGAACATTGGAGAGAAAAATTTAAAGGCGAAGAATGTATTCAAGTTTTTTTACATTATAATAATGTAAAAACAAAAGGATCAAAAGAAAATATGTTTGACAAAAGACCTCATTTAGGTCTTCCAAGTTGGTTTAAACGATGATATAATTTTATGATGGAGACAGTAATCCACCATACCTACTGTCTCCTTTATAAGAAATGAAAAATATTTATGGTTAATATAAAAGAACCAATAATACACGGGTTATTTCCTACTCCTATTTATATGAATAATATAGATAGACCGTTTACTAAACAAGAACTACAATTTGTTGATGAACAAAAAAAACATTGTGTTAAAAATGAAGGCCATTTTAATACAAAAGATAATTACATTTTAAATAGAAAAGAATTTAAAAATATTAAAAAGTTTTTAAATCAATGTTGCAAAAATTATCTTAAAAAAATTATATCTCCTAAAAATAATATAGAACTTTATATAACTCAATCTTGGATAAATTATACTGAAGAAAATCAATTTCATCATCAACACGCACATCCTAATTCAATTTTATCTGGTGTTTTATACATTAGTTGTAATAAAGAAAATGATGCAATAAAATTTACAAATATTAACGAATACCAACAAATAAAACCAAAAATAAATAATTTTAATATTTGGAATTCTGATACATGGTGTTTTCCTATTGAAAGAGGACAATTAATAATGTTCCCATCATCAACAAAACATGAAGTAGAAACTAAAAAAGATAATAATACTAGAATAAGCCTAGCTTTTAATACTTTTTATAAAGGAGATATAGGTTCAAATATTGATTTAACCGAATTAAAACTATAATACCACCTTTACATCTTTTATAAGAAATGAAGAATTTTTACAAAAAACTAAAAAATATTACATTAGCAAGTTTAAAACAAAAAAAGAATGAGCTATGGGACGCTGAAGGTGTGTTACATAATCAATTATTAAAATTTGATTTAAGACCTTTAAAAAATAATATTAAAATAGGTAGTTTTAAAAGCAAAGCAGATAAAATGGTCTTTGATATGAAAGATCAATTTATTGTAGTAGATACCGAGGAACTTCATCAGTATTTAAAAGAAAATAAACTAAAAGATGTGCATTTACAAGATTTGCTATCTAAGCTAGAGTGGAATATAATACTACCAAAATAACAAAAACCTTATATATTCAACCCTATGGCATTAAAAAAAGTAGATTTTGCAGCAGGTTTTAATAAACAAA